CCTTGCTACGACAAACGTAATCAGGTTTGCAAGGTTCTTGAGGGGTCAATCGATAACGATGAGATATTTGGCATTATTTTTACGATTGACGAGGCCGACGACTGGACGGACTTCAAGTGCTGGCCTAAAGCAAACCCGAATCTCAATGTTTCAGTCAAAGAAGATTATCTTAAGAAGCAATTACGGGACGCTATTCAGCGATCCTCTCAGCAGAACGCAATCAAGACCAAGCACCTGAATGTCTGGTGCAACGCTTCGGTCGCGTGGATGAATATGGTCAACTGGCAAAAATCCACGGATCGAACGCTTGATATAGCCGACTTTTACGGGCAGAGATGCCGATTAGCCGTTGACCTTGCTTCAAAGATCGACCTGGCTGCGATGATTCAGCTTTTCAGGCGAGACAATGACTATTATTGCTTCGCCAAGTTCTACCTCCCCGAGTCGGCGCTAGAGGGCGCTGACAAAACCCATTATCAGGGATGGTACAACGACGGATGGATCACCACAACGCCGGGCAATATCATCGACTTCGCCTATATCGAAGAGGACATGAAGGAAATCAGGTCAAACTTCGAGGTCCTTGAGGTTGCCTATGACCCGTTCCAGGCTACGCAGTTTTCAACTCGCATGATGGCCGAGGGCTTCCCGATGGTTGAGTACGGGGCGACGGTCAAGAACTTCAGCGAGCCGATGAAAGAGCTTGAGGCGACTGTCATGGATGGCCGCTTTCACCACGACGGGAATCTGGTGCTTGAGTGGAACATCTCAAACATCGTGGCGTTTCTGGACCGAAAAGACAACATCTTCCCCCGCAAGGAACGACCGGAGAACAAGATCGATGGCGGGGTTGCGCTGATAATGGCGATGGCGAGGGCGATGATCGATACGAGCTTTGAATCAATCTATGAAACGGCAGGATTTTAATGAAAAGACTTAAAAAGATAGACCCGATAGATATCATGGTATCCGTTGGGGGTCTGTGCCTCAGCGGAGGAGCCGCTTTAATAAGTATCCCCGCCGGGTTGATTGTTTTCGGCATATTCCTGATTGCAGCGGCTGTCATTATCTCTCGGGCGGATAACGGAGGGACTCAGTAATGGGAGTTTTTAGGAAATCATTTTCACAACCTCCGTTCTGGTCTCAAATGTCACTCAGGGGCGGGATGATGTCCACCGCCGGGGTCAGGATATCTCAAGAAAACGCATTATCAAGCACAGCCTTCTATGCAGGCGTGAACTTCCGGGCACGGATGGTTGGGTATCTTTCCACGATACTATACGAGCGAGTGCCGTCAACTGTTAAGAACCGACCGGATGACAAGCGCAGGGCATCTGATCAACAGCTTTACAGCCTATTGCACGATTCCCCTAATCCCGAAATGAGTGCCTATACGTTCAAAGAAACGCTTGAGGGCCATCGCTGGACATGGGGCAACGCCTTCGCTGAGATCGAATGGGACTTGAAATACCCGTATATCGTCAACAATCTCTGGCCACTTCGCCCAGATAAGATGCAAGTCATACGTGATCAAGGCGAACTGGTTTATGTTTACACTTTGCCGAATGGAGAACCGAAACCTCTCGCGGCGCGAAACATTCTGCACATTCACGGCCTCGGATTTGATGGCCGCATTGGATATGACCCGATAACACTATTCAGGAACTCTCTAGGGTACACCAGGGCACTTGAAGAGTTCGGGGCCAAGTTCATTGGGCAGGGTTCGACGCTTGGGGGTATTCTTACCCATCCTAAGACACTCAGCCCAACTGCTGAGACAAACATGCGGGCATCATGGGAGGAAAAGCACAAAGGGCTTAACAATTCTCACCGGGTAGCCATCTTACAGGAAGGGGTTTCTTATCAGGCTATCGGTATTCCCCCTGAAAATGCACAATTTCTTGAGTCAAGGCGCTTTCAGGTTCGGGAGATAGCCCGGATGCTTATGCTCCCGCCTCACATTATCAGAGACCTTGACCAGGCGACGTTCAGCAATATAGAGCAACAGTCCCTAGAGCTTGTCATTTATGACATGATGCCGGACTTCAAAAACTGGGAGCAAGGGCTGAAGCTCAAGCTATTAACGGGGAACGATAACAAAAAGTATTTCTTTGAGTTCTTGGTTGACGGATTGCTCAGGGGTGACTCGGCGGCGCGGTCGGCAATGTACACCGCTCTGTTCAATATCGCCGGCATTACCCCGAATCAAATATGTGAGAGAGAGAATCTTCCGCTGTCAGACCATCCAAACGCTGACAAGCATTTCGTGATGCTGAATATGGTACCGATTGACGATATCGTGAGTTATTCACAGCCACCTATCCCGGCAAAGGCTGACGGCAATGTGGAAACAAAGGCTATGCAATCAGCCATCGGACGCCAGCGTATAGCTCGCGCTCATAAACAGTTATTTTTCAACGCCGCTCAGAAGATCAATAAGAGAGAGGCCGAGGATGTGGGCAAGGCGGCGAGGGAGCTTCTCGGAACAAAGAAGAGCGTTAGCAAAAAGGCCGTGGGCGAGTGGTATGAATGGCTCGACCAGTATTACAAGGAGTTCCCTGATAAATTCGTAAAGCAACACATAACGCCAGCCGTTCAGGTTCTGGCTGAGGCTATTTCTCCCATGGCGGCGGCTGAGGTTGGCCGGGATGCAGTGGCAGTCGATCAGGTAGTCAATAAGTATACTCAAGCGTGGGCAGTATCTTATAGTCAGTCTAGCTTAAATCAGTTAAAGGACATCACAGCTAAAGCGATTGCAGCCGATGAGAGTGCCCTTGACTGGACGGCGACCCGCCTCGATGAATGGAGCGCTACCAGACCTCAGAAGATAGCCGAGAATGAGATTGTGAGGGTTGCCAATGTGGTGACTCGTGATCAGTACGAATCGGCGGGGATGAAGTCTAAATGGCAGATAACAGGGTCAAAGACTTGCCCGTTTTGCACCTCAATGAATGGCCGGATCGTTGGGCGTGATGAGCCTTTCGCCCAAGGTCAAAAAGTAATGTATGTCAGGGAAGACGGCGAGGTAAGCTGGCTGGA